GGCATCAGGCATCATATCACCTGTACCTTGATTGTTTAAGTATCTCTCACATAGAGTATGAACATTGGTACCACGACCTGTGGCCTTCTTTGAGATTTTATTGGCAACTTCTTCACCAACTCTCTTACGCCATGCCTTGATGGCTTCTTTCTTTTGCGCCCCTAGAACGGTGGTGACAGATGGCAACCTAGTTCCATCAGGTAAAGAGTAGTATCTTTTACCATCAGGGAATGTGGTTGATTTGAGGTCTTGCAGAGGCTTTGGTGGGCAATATGTAAACATAATATAATCCTATCATAAAACAGTTATATAGGCAAGCTATCAAGTAATAATATCTGAAGATAAATTTGATGATACTTCTTTTGTAGTTTCTACTCTATTAATTTTTTCTTTTAATGTGACAACATCCGATAATTGGGATAGTTGTGTATTAGATGAAGGTCTTGCAACTATCAAAGGTAAACTTTTCAAAAGTTCTTCTTCACCAAATATTATTGCGTCTGCCATTTTTTATTTTCCTTAAGCCCAAGCTCCATATGTTGAGCCTTGAACTACTGTTGTACTTGAACCACTTGGTGTATATTTAGCATTTCCACCTGCTCCGCCACCGTAACCAATGCCTCCAGCATTACCATTACTCCCAAAATCTCCTCCGTTACCGCCGGCACCACCACTAGCACCAGAATTAGTTCCTCCAACACCACCAAGGCCACCACTTGAAGATGAACCACCTGACCCAGCACCAGGATAACTATAACCTCCATCAGGCGGACAATAACCTGAAGCTATTGGTCCGCCATCACCACCATTGGCAAAAAATATATTAGTTCGTGGACCTCCTCGGCCGCCACCACCGCCTCCACCGGGAGCACAAAAGGTTGGTGTTCCACCACATGAAGTAGCAATACAATATTTTCCACCTCCGCCACCACCGCCTCCGCCACCAGCAATTCCTCCATAATTATATATGGTTGGAAAAGCAGTTTTCAATGATGGTAGATTTATAAGTATTGCATTACCGCCGTTACCACCATTTGATCCAGGGTAATCAACACCATCAGTTTCTCCATTTCCATTTCCACCTTTACCTGAACCTCCGTAAATAGTTCCATAATTATATAATCTAGTATTACTAAATTCAATTAATAATCCAGTGCCTCCATTTACACCAACACCAGTCCCAGCAGCGCCACCTTCAATATACCCACCAGATTCAATAGTAAGTATAACTGTAGAACCAAGAGGTAAATCTCCAATATAACAACCGGGTATAGAAGGTACGATAGAACCAAAATTACTTGTACTTGAACAGGTAATTTTAGCATATACAACTGGTTTCTTAAATTGTAATAAAAAACATTGCCACCAGACCAATATTGTTCAAAATTGAAATATCCAACACCATTATAAAAATTGTTAAAAGCAATAGTACCACTAGTTGGTATGCCGTAATTTTCTGCAATATAAGGAACATAAGTTCCTCCCCTATAATATTCATCTATCCCAACTGGTGCTGCCGATGTTGGATCATCAAGAGTACCTGGGAATTCGGAAAATATATCGTTTAAGGAAATTGTGCCTGAGCCCGGAAGTGCCATAGTTTTTTATTATTTTTATTGTTAAACTTATATTTATGTTAGTTATACTTGCTCATTTGAATCTTTAACTGATTCCCATTTACCTAAAGGACATCGTTGACTTTTAAACCAAGTTTTTGCAGGCATCAAACAACCACATTCTTTACATATAAGCAATGTAGTATTGTATCTTTCACATGAATTACATATGTCTATTCTACTTTTTTGGGTTTTCTCGGATACTTTAAAGTTGTTCCATTCCATATAATTAGCTTTGTTATCAATTGTAGTATGATGTCCTATGTGGATCAAATGATGAGGTTGTTACCTTCTCCTCATACTCTCTGACGTTTCTTGATAATTCTATTAGTTCTTCTTTAACTTTTTCTTTGTTGTTATACTCATGATATAGGCGTTCTCGTTTGGTCATCGTTCGCTTTTGGCTCATGGAACTCCTTTAAGTTAGTTAGAAATAATTTACCATTCCCTTGGCATCTTGGTTTTGTGGCTCTTGTGTAAGGTATTACCTGGAATAGTATCTTTCATTCGCTGAATAACACCTTGTTCAAAGGCCTTATCAGCTGTCATAGTACCTGGAACAGACATACGACCAGCATCAGAGAATACAGGTAGATTTTTGGCAATAAAGTGTTGTTGTAAATGTGGATTCTTCTCTTTAAAAGAACGGAGAATTGTGTGGGACATTTTGTGTTCTTCAATTTCATTTGTCTCAGTATTTAAGAAATCATATGATGGCATAACAGGACTCTTTCGCTTGTTTTAACATATCAGTCAACCATTGTGGTCGTTCTCTACTATTTATCTTACCTGACCATGACCAAAGGTGTTCTTTATTCATCACATAGTATCTACGATAGGAATTAATAGAATCTCCTGCCAATTTACATTCATCAGGCATGGCTGGTGTTGGTTCGGTGAAATCTTTAGTACCATTAATATTGGTTGGTGTAGTTTGTAATCTATTCACCAAGCCACTACTCTCACACTTATGTATCTTACCATAACGGTATGTATATTCTTTACAGCATTCAACAAGTAAAGTATACAACCAATGGTAATTCATAGCAGATTGGCGACACCAAACTGCCGAAGGATGATTAAGGTGAGTAGCAGAATACAACACAGACTCACGGTCGTCAGGAAGAACATATCTAGTTTGTTTGCGACCAGTTTTACCGAGGCCAATAGACACAGTACCATCAAGGATACGATGAGCAGTAGAAAGAAGTTGAGCATATTCAAGGATCATTTTTATACAATGTTTATCAACGTGCATTTGAGCACAAACTTTAGGGTCTTTATCTAGGTAAAATATATTCATAACATTCTCAATAGTCCAACAGTATCAATAGTAACTAACAAAAGATAGTTAGCCAACATTCCAAACGATTTGCGAGTAAAAGAAGCCCAAGCATACATAGCGCAGCCAAGTATCCAAATAGGATATAAGACCAGAAGCGGAGGATTGGGTACAGTAAAGGCCATCGTGATTGAGCAACCAATACTGATAGCCCAAGCAAGCAACTCAACAATAAAACGGAAACGATTACTATACCAATCACTTTTAATCCACTCAAATGTGTTTAGAAATAAATCATTCACTTTAACATTTACTACTATCTAATTTTTTAGATGCTTCTCTAGCCTTGTTAAAGAATTGGTTAACATCATCTAAATCACAATCTTCATCAACGAATTCCTTAGTCTCAGTATTTTTATAAAAGCCATCTAATTTATCTTCATCGGTATTTTCAAAGTCATTGATAATATCTATTTGACCTTCAAAAATATAACCACATCCTCTGAGGAACATTTCAAACTGTTCTAATATGTGACTTAAAGAATCAGCTTCAAATTCTATTTTTCTCTTGGAACATATTGCATCTTGAAATGGCATAGGCTCAAACTCACCGGTAAACTTAAATTTCATAATTTTGGAATCTCCATTTCAATTGGTAAATTAGGTTTCAATCCTTTGATTTTCTTTTCAATCATATCAGATGATACAGGTTCAACAGCAAATTGCCTAAACTGTTCATAAGAATCTTTTACTTTCATTGCTGCTTTACCACCTACTGCTGCGGCATCAGCAAAGAACAATGCACATCCGCCTGCACTTAAAGGAGCAATTTCAATTACTTCTTCTAAATTTACAATTACTTTACATCCTTTTTCTAATGATTCTACTTCCACAAATAAACTCATGTTGCTTCTCCTTGGTTGGTTGTACTACGCTCTTTATATTTTGCCATTTTAGCCTTCTTCTCGGCTTCTTCAGCATCAATCATCATTCTTTTCCAATGAGATTGTTTATCACCACTCAATAATGCAAGTGTTCTTTTGGTTGACTTACTTAGTTTAAAATCTTTATTGGTCATTTTTTATCACAATCTTCCACTCTAACTAATGTCACAGTTGTTTTACCTACAGGCCTAACAAAGTGACATTCGCCTTTGACTGACCACACTAAATGATTCTGTATAC